TATTTTTTCATAATCATTATATATTAACGTATTATTATCATTTAATATATTTCTAAAATTACATATATATATATAATCTGGAATTAAATGAAATGAATCAATATCTTTAATAATATTATATTTAATCATATTTCTACCAATATTACTATTTATACAATATAGATCTAATTCTAATTCATTATTTAAATATTCCATACTAAATTCAGTACTTCTAATAATTTGACCCATGTATTCTGATTTACTTTGATATGAATTCAAAAATGGTCCTATTATATGTTTTTTTTGTCTTGATTCATTGTCGTATAATACTAAAAAATAATAAATCATTATTAATACTATTATTAATACTATTATTAATATTTTTTTATTTTTAACTCATTAAGATATAAATATCCAAGATATATATAATTTATCTAAGTGATTTCTTGTTTTTATCATATCTCCATTATATGCTTTGTAAATATCTTTAACATGATAATATCTTCCAATAAAACCAAAAAACATTATTAAAATTAATGATATTATCAATTTTATATTTGTTTTTTCATCTAGTAATAAATTTGTAAAAATAAAACTACCTAAATTTAAAAATAATACATAAATTATTGTATGAACTAAAATTGAAATTAAAATCTGTATAAACATATTTGGTTTAAAAAAATCGGATATTAAAATATTAGGATTTGTTGTGTCTAAATATAATTTTGTAAACATAATATATAATAAGTTAGATAATGATTTTAGATAATTATTTAGATTATACTCAAAAAGTATATTTATCTGTTATTTGTAGTGGATTATGGATTTACTTTAGAACTGCTGATTGCTATAAAATGATACCTAGATATCATCTTTTTCCTGTATTTTTTGTTATGATCTGGTCTTATCTTAATTATTATGAACCACTTTTTTTACCATTAGGATTATTAGTTTTAATAATTTATTCAAAAATTAAATAACTAATTTTCAATTAATATATTTGCTGTTTTATTATTTTTAACAATTGAATTATTATCATAACATATATCACAAATATTATTTTTCATGTCCTTTCTAATATTTTTTTTATAATCTAGATCTTTAAATAGACTGTTAATATTATTAATTTTAAACTGTGAAATATTTAAAAAATTATTTTGTTCATCATTATCGTTCATAACATTTTCAATTGCATACATTGCTTTGCTTAATATTATTTCACATATTTCATCTTTGTCTCTAGTACTCCATGACGATGACAATTCTGTTTCATCATATACTAACATTTTTGAATCGCGTCTATTGCTATATAAAATATTCATTTGTTCAGGTTTATTTTTATTAAAATGTTGATGTAATAATAATTTTTGAATTGATAATGCTGGTTTTTCTAAAATATCTTTTTGAAGCCTACTAGGTATATTATTATAATCAACATATCTAAGTGGAATCATGTTTATATTTATATTATTATTTATAGTATTATTTGTATTATTATTATTAATTATTTGAATATTTTGTTTAACTTTGTCATAATAATCTTTATTTTTATTATTACAAACTTTATTTATTAAATGTCTTTGTAATCCAAATAGTCTGCTAAATTTTTCTTTACATTTTTTGCAACTATATTTAAACTTTTCTTTTTTAATGTTATTTTTTTTTGTCTCTGCTATAAAATTATTGATTTTTTGTTTCGGTGCTGTTTCGGAGTAATTTCGGAGTAATTTCGGAGTAATTTCGGAGTAATTTTTATGCATTTTATGTTTTATAATATTTTCAGATGTATTTAAATTATTATATTCGTTTAATAGTTTTTCTATAGACATATTTTTATAATATCTTATAGATTCATTAAAAACATATCTACAATTTCTTTTTTTTGCATTATGTAAAACATAATTGTGTTTTTTTTCAAAATCTTTTTTACAAAAAATACAAAAATATTTTACCATAATAATTAATATAACAAATTATTTTTATTTTAAATAGATAAAAACTAAATTAAAAATAAAAATAATTTTTTTTCAATGACTCTGCTATAAAAATAATAAAAAAATTTTAAAAATAATATTTTTTTTATTATTGTTTTTTATTATTTATGATTATTTGGAGATGAATTTTTAATAAATTATTAAGAATTCTGTTTCTGCTATAAAAATTTTCATAAAATATTGCTTTATATTTTTATAGCAGAAACAGTAAACCATCTTAACAGACAAAAATAAAGTATATTTTACTGTCTCTGCTATAAAAATTTTACAAATATAAAAAAATTGTTTTTTCCAGAGAGAGAGAGATTTTTTTTAAAAAAATGAAAAAATAAAAAAAAATTTTCAATTCAAAAAGATATGTTTTAAAAAAAAATATTTAGAAAAAAAAACGTCATCTTAAATTAAAAATGTATATAAATATATATGTCAAATTTAACAGCGGTAGCTGTTTTTACTGGTAAAATTAATGGTACTGTTCATTTTGTTGAAAATGGTGAAAATATTATTATAAGAATTAATTTAACTGGTCTAAATAAAAATGCATTACATGGATTCCATGTACATGAAGCTGGTGACTTATCTGATGAATGTACTAGTATGTGTGCTCATTTTAATCCATATGGGAGTAAACATGGTGGTCCAGGATCAAAAGAAAGACATGTTGGTGATTTAGGCAATTTAATGACTGATCAAAATGGTGAAGCAAAATATTTAATAACAGATGATGTTATTAAATTAAAAGGAGAAGCTAATATAATTGGTCGAGGATTAATTATTCATGCAGATCCTGATGATTTAGGATTAGGAAATAAAGCAGATAGTTTAACAACAGGTCATGCTGGTAAACGTATTGCATGTGCAGTAATCGGTTATGCAAAAGAAAATTATAAATAATTTTGAATATAATTACTATGTATTTTTTCAGTATTAATTATAAAAGATTTATCATGAGATAGTAATAAAACATGAACAGGAGCAAAATTAATATTTCTTTGTTGAAGATAGTCATAAAAATTATAATTTGATTTACAAAACAAATGATTTAATATTACATACTTATCCAATAAATGTATTTGATAATTATTATCATAATCAGTTCTTAGTTTTTTATCATTTTTACAATTTTTGTTTAATCTTTCTCGATCTTTATTATCCCAAGCAGGCAATGTAGTATATATTTTTATATTATTATTTTTTAATTCATCTTTAACTTTTGTAAAAAACATATTCATCATTAATATTTCATATGGTGGATTTGCTACAAAAAAACCAGATTTTAATCGTGATTTTAAAAAATTACCTAAACAACCAAAATTTTTTTCTAAATCATAAAATAATCCAAAATAATATTTTAATCTTGAATTAAATAAAGAACCAAATAATTCAATATTACATTTATATTCTTTATGTAAATAATTATATATTTCTGGTTTAACTGCTGCAGATATTGGTGATAAAAAATTTAATGAATCATACCTTAAAAAACATGAAAAAATTTCTCCTTTGTATTTTTCATTATATTTAGATCGTAATATAGTGTATTCTTTTTTTAAAAAATCTAATTTTAGATGACATACATTATCTGTAAATGATACTATTATATCATTAACCGTACAATTAAATAATGGCACATTTGTTGCAATAAAAGTATTTATATCATTATTATATTTTTCTAAATCTACTAATGATAATTCTAACATATTAAAAATTTTTTCATTTGATACTTTTAAGAAAGGATCACAATCATCATCACTTAAAATTAAAGACCAATATAAAATAGCATCGCATTTATTAAATTTTTTTTTAAGTAGTTTAATATATTCATATCTATATAATTCTTTTTGAAAATCAAAAAGATGATGTGTAGGTGTAAAATAAACTATAGTTGTTTTTGATTTATTATATAATTTTCTCATTATATTAAATAATATAATTTTATATAATTTAATATAATTTAATATTCTGTAATAAATTTCTCTGCATTTTTAAATAATTGATAATCAACTGCAGATTTTTGCATTACATCAGTAAATTGATTAATAATATAATTTTTCTTAATTGTTAATTCATGGATATACTCATCTACTGTAATTTTTTCTGTTTTTGGAGCTGATGCTAAATATAAAAATATTTTAACAGCACGATCTTTTTTTTCAACATCTTTGTGTGAACAAAAACGTATTCCTCTACCTATTATTTGATCCAATCTTGATTGATTCCAATATGGTTCCATTACATGTATACTTTTTAGACGTAAAAGTGATACTCCCTCTTTTATACTTGGTGATCCTAATATAACTTTAATATTATCACCAAATCTATTATTATAATCATTAAATATTATTCTAATATTTTCTTTCTCTTCATTTGTTTCATCACCAGACCAAACAGCATATCTTTTTTTACCAGGACCAAAATGTTGAAAATTTTTATAACCAGCTTGATCTAAAACAGCAATAAATGATTTAATTCCACCATATTCTTTAAAATTAGAATATACAAAACTACTACCATTAGTTTTATTTATTTTTAATAAAATTTTATAAAATTTAATAGAATACTTGGATAAATTTTTTAAAATTAATTTTGTACCTGTAAAACTTTCAAAACCTTTTTCATTTATAGCTCTATTTGGAAAAGCTACATTAGATATTATTCTTAAACCTATAAAAAAATTTACCGGCAACTTTAATATATCTTTGAAATTTGGTTGACCTTCTCTTTCTTCAACCGTTAAATAACATTGATATTGAAAATTTGACATTTCACATTTTACTAATTTAAATATTGGTTCTGGAAATGCTGATGATGGTGCCCCTGGATAATATGAAATATAACCACTTAACATTTGTTGTAGCAGTTTTTTATTCTTCAATTCATAATTATCTTTGACTAAATTTAAAAATGTTTCATTAAATTCATTGCTAATCGGTAATGGTATTTTTGGTTTTAATAAATTTATTGTTAATGCTAATTCTACAGGTTTATCAAAAATAGGTGTTGCTGATAATGCAATTATTCTCGTTGATGCTGGTGATTTATTTATTAACTTTAATATTACATTGTAAAACAAGCCATGTTCAGATACAATATTCTGAACTTCATCTATAATTAATACAGCATTTTTTAAATCAATATCATTAGATTGAACTAATGATACAAATTTATGATAAGAAAAAATTTCATATACTTTATTTATTCTATTATGTATCTTTTCAATTAAATCTTTATACTCTTTTGATGTAGAATCTAATTCACATAAATTTTTTCTTTCTTTTGTTGTAACATAATCATTGCCAGTACATTCTGACCGTAACTCTTTATATAAATTATTTACTAATGAAGCCGGAACAATAAATATAATACGCCTTTTACTTTTCCATTCTTCAGCAATCTTTATAGCAGCACAAGTTTTTCCAGCACCAATCCGATGATAAACCAATAAACTTTTATATGGTGTTTGTGGATTAATAAATTTAGATACAAATAATTGAGGTAACTGATATTTAAATTTTTCTGGAAAACATAGCTCTTTAAAAGTTGGTTTTTTAGAAGCGATTTCATATTTTTTAAATTTTTGATATATTATATCTTGAAAATTATTATCATCAATTGATGGATATTTTTTTTCCATTTATATCAGTTTAGAATAAATTTTTAAATTCATACAATAAAAATTTAATAAAAATTGAAAAAAAATATGTTAAATGTATGTTTCTTGTATTAATTATCTACAACTCCTATAACGTTTACGGTTCTCACCGTTATTACCGTTCTTATCATATTTGCTATCATGTCTAGTCCCAGTTCCAGTGCTAGTCCCAGTGCTAGTCCCAGTGCTAGTCCCAGTGCTAGTACCAATGCTAGTACCAATGTTAGTACCAGTGCCAGTGCCAGTGCCAGTGCCAATGCTGATGCTAGAAGAACTACGCTTGACGATTCGATTGCAAATAATAAGTTTGCACAAAGATTTTTAGCAGGACGTGCTACTGATTTTGATCAAATTAGAGCAGAGGCAGCACGTGCTGCTGAAATACAAGATAGACTTTTTCCTAAAAAATAAATTAAATATTTAATTTATTTAATTTATTCTATAATTCTAAATCAAATATATTTGATTTATTAATTTTTAATGACTGTATACATTTATCATCAACTAATTTACTTGCAAAATTTTCTTTATGTTTTTTTCTCATAATAAAATTATATGCTTTCAACATTGTATTTTTAACATGTACTGTACCTTGACTAGTTAGATCAATAATACCATTTACATTACATGCACAATCTAACATACTAATAATATAATCTATAATTTGTTGAGTTTGTTGATTTATATTACCAACATCGTTATTATCAATTGAATTAAAAAAGTTATTTACAAATTTAAAATGACTATTATATTCATTAATATTTTTTAATGCATGTTTTAATTCTAATATTGTAATAGATTCATCATTATTATATTTATCAATAATTAATTCTTTGAATTTTTTGTTATTTTTAATTTCAGAAAAATTCAATAATTCACTAATAATATTTTTAATATAATTTTTTCCACGTTTAATAATATTTCCATCTTCATCTAATATATTATCTTCATTTAATGGACAAGTTATTAAACGTTTAATTCCTACTGCAACATCTGCACCACCTGTTTGATTTTTAATACTTAAATATTTTTGTTTATATTTAATATATTTATATTTATAATATTCATCCATTATTAAACTAATAATAGATAATCTTTTATAATTATTTTCATATTTGAAAATATGGATTACAATCGTCTAATAATGTTGATTCAAATATTCTAGGTGCCAATTTTTTACACATTTGATCTAAATAAGCAATTATATGTGATATAGATTGTGTAGTTTCTTTATTTTTAGGATCACTTGAAGAATTAGATTTTATAATATTTAATTCTGTTTTTAATTTATACATATTTACAGGTTTTGTCTTTAACATTGTCTTAATATTTGTAAATTTTTCTCCAATTTTACGTAATTCTTCTTTTATTAATTTACGTTGATTGTCTTTTTGACCAGTAATTGTAATAGCAGTACCAGTTGTCATACGTTTAGCAGCTAGTGCTGCATAACCAAGACCATGAGCAAGCTGACGTAACGGGTTATTACCTATTACAGTAGAACCACCATCTTGTTTTGCTTTTAATTGTAAATATTTGTGTTTGTATTTTAAATATTTTAATTTATAAATTTCTTCAGACATATATATATATATTAATAGATTTTAATATATATTTGCTATTAATATTATTTTTTAAGATAAATAATATTAATTTTGATAATGGATATATTGCATCTAAGTCTTTATAATTTTATTAATAATGCAAATATTTAATCTTTTTTAATAATAATGGATATAAATTTTAAATATAAAAAATATAAAGAAAATAGAAAAACAATACAATTTGATCTATTAAAATCAGATACAATAACTTTTAATAATATTAGAATAGCAATAATAATACCACATCGTGATAGATTAGATCATTTAAAAAAATTTATTGAATATTTTAAAAAATTTAATTTTCAAAATAATATTATTGATGTGTTTATAATTGATCAAAACAATGCAGACAAGTTTAATAGAGGTATGTTATTAAATTTAGGTTATATTATTGCTAAAAATAAATTTATGTATAATCGATATATTTTTCATGATATTGATTCTTTTCCAGATCAAGATATATTTAATTTATATTTTACACATTTAGATAAAAATATTCATTATGCTTCGCCAGATTTAGGCTATAAATATGATTTTTCTAATTTTTTTGGAGGAATCATGGGTATAAAATCTGATGATTTTGAAAAAATTAATGGATTCCCAAATACTTTTTTTGGTTGGGGTGGTGAAGATGATGCATTATATAATAGATTCATTATTAATAATATTAATATTTGTAGACCAACTAAAGGATCATATAAATTATTAGATCATGATGGACCTTTAAAAGAACAAACTAATCTTAAAAAAAAAGAAAATATATTAAATGATTTAAATGTTTGGAAAAATGATGGATTAAATCAATTATTAGAAATTTTTATAAATATTAAAGAATATGATTTAGATAATTTTGTTAATACATATAAAACAGAAACAGAAAATAGTAATGTTACAAATAATTCTATTTTCTTACATGAATATTTAAATTCTAAACAAGAATTGCAAAATAATAATATCAATTATTATTTTTTTAAGATAGATTATTTAGCAGAACATATGAATAAATTTGATAAATTACATAAAATAACATTTGTTAAAAATAAATTTAAAGATATTGAAAATAATATTAAAAAAAAATATCCCGGTGTTAAACTATATTATCATAAAAATTCTAATTTTTTTTCATTTTTAGAACCAATATTAAGTTGGGAAGAAATACAATCAAAAATTTTAGACACTTATACTGAACCAAAAAGATTTCAAAAAACAAGAATATTTAAAAATAATAGTGTTAATAAAAATATTCAAAAACTTGTTAAAAAAAACTTTTCATATTATTCAAAAACTCATACTAAAAAAGATTTATCTGATACATTACAATTTATTTTTGATAATTTTAATGAATTAATATATTTTAGAATTAGAAATAATAAAATTGAATGCTCATATCATGTTTATAATACTAACACTAAAAAAGATTGGTATAAAAATTTAAAATATTTAAATAAAGATATGGATTCAAGTATTATTAATATAGCAAATGATAGAAATATACCATATTATACTCTTCGAAAACCACATAATATTGTTGCTATAAACTGTTTATTAGCATTTGATTCGTATAATTATGTAACTGGTTTAGGTTTAACATATGTTCATGAATTTAAATTAATGATTGAATATACACTTAATAAATTTAAAAATGTTCCTGATTGTGATATATTACTAAATAGAAAAGACTTTCCATTTTTAAGAAAAGATAATAAATTTGCATATGATCATTTATCTGATTCACCAATTAATAATAATATTAATTTTTGGTTTATTGGTTCTCAAGCAAAAACAAATGATAATTTAGATGTCTTAATACCATCTTCTGATGAATGGAATGCAATTAAATTATTTAAATTTAATAATATTGATTGGAATAATAAAAAACCTATTGCTTTTTTTCGAGGCCAATCAACTGGTTGTGGATCTGATATTGAAAATAATCAAAGATTAAAACTAGCAGATATATCATATAAATGGAATTCTAGTAGTGATAAAAAAAATTTATTAGATGTTGGATTGAATAATTTAGTATCACGTGTTAAAGCATATAATTTTATTGTTAATATGACTAATAGACATAAATATAATTATCTTTTAAAATCATTTGTTAGCCCAGAAGATCAATTATCTTATAAATATATATTTAATATTGAAGGAAATTCACAAGCATATAGATATTCTAATGAATTTAAAAAAAATAGTGTTATCATAAATGTTAAATCAAAATTTAATATGTGGTTTGAACCACTTTTAAAACATAAAAAAAATTTTATTGAAATAGAATCTGATTTTAGTAATCTATATGATACATTAAAATGGTTACAAAACAATGATGACTCTGCTAAAAATATAGCAGATGCAGGTGTTCGATTTTCAAATAAATATATTAATCATGATTCAATCGCAACTTATTGGTTTTTTTATATGTTCTATTCAAATAAATATTCTTAAATATCTAATTTAACTTCTTTTTGCTTTGATCCTTTAATTTTATCCATTGTACTAATTATATTTTCATCATCATCATTTACAACAAGAATATTTTCACTAAATCCATCTTCTTCTAATTGTAATTTATTTTTCTTTCTTAAATCTGGATTTACTTTTAATGTATAACCTTTCCAAAAAGTTCGTTTGCCTAACTTTCCTAATTTCTCTTCTAATTCGTATTTCATATCATTTCTAACATAAGTACGTTTTTCAAAACGTATGTTCTTTAACCAATATTGCATATCTGTAATTACTTCTTGTAAATTCATTTTATCTTCTTTATTATTTGTATAATCTATACACTCATTAATGTAATCTAAATAAATATCACTATTAGATTGATAACTTTCTGTAAATGACATAACTTTGTCTGGTACAGATAATCCATCTTTTTTATATATTTTATATCTTTCTACTAATAAAGACATAAATTCTTCACGACATTCTCTTAATTCACTTTCTAATTTCCTATTAATTTTTCTTTCATGGTCTTCATTAGGATTGTCAACAAATTTCATTTCAAATGGTACTAAACGAATTCTTCGCCATGTACCACCATCATTAGATGGTATATGCGGTAATCTATTACATGTTAAAATTAATTTAAATTGAGGATAAAATTCTATAACATCTTTGTGTAGTTTTCTCGCTTGAATTTTAGCACCACCTGTATATGCTTTCATCTTACCAACATAAATCTGATCAGTAGATTCAGTCTCTTCTAAAACACCAAAACGTTTTCCTTTTGTTTTTGCCATAGTAGGTGATGCTTTATCTGGATCAGATGCAGATTGAGTAAGTACAGTAGGAGGTAATGCAAATGCATAATCACCCATAGACTCCATCATTAATGAAATAATTAAACTTTTACCATTAGATCCAGAACCTGTCCAAATATTAAATTTCTGATCTAATGTTGTACCAACTAAACAACTAGCAAATAAGTCATATATATATGATCTCATATTTTCTTCTGGTTGAATATCTTCAACAAATGTTCTAATTTTATTTAATTTATAAGTATCTGTTTTATCTAAAGCAACATAATTTATGTTAGTACATAATGTAATATAATCTTCTGGTCTACCTTCGCGAAAGACTTCATTTTCTAAATCATAAACACCGTTTTTAAAACAAATTAAATTTTTATTTTCATCTAATTTACTATAAAAATCAGGATCATATGTCTTAAATAAATTTGTTAACTCATCTATAATTTGTTTTTTAAATGGCCCCCTTAATTTACTCGAAATATTTATTGCTAATTTTTGTTTCTCAAACATTTTGTCTTTTTCAGATCCTTCTAATTTTAAACCCTTTGCACCATATATCATTGCTAATCTAATATATGCATCTACCATATCCTCATTTAACATATTATTTATAACATATGCACCTTGTATTTCTTTCCATCTAGTTCCATCAAAATGATACCATTCTTTATAATCAATTGAACCAATTCTAAATTGATATTTATATAATTCAAAAAAAGCTCGAGCAATATCATATGGTAAACCAGATATACTTTTTTGCAAAACATCATCTAACTCTTCTAACATAACTTCAATATATTTTTCAGCATTATCTGTTTTTGCCCATTTATGTAATGAAGCTATAGTGTATCCAATATTTTTAAATTTTAACCACATTTTTTCACATTCTCCATTTTTAAATTTATATGATTTTTTACTAAATCCAATCCACTCCTCTAATAAACTATCATCAATATTATGTAAACAAAAACCTAAATTTAACCAATCTTCATAAGATTCACTTCGTTTAATATTTAATATACCAACTAGTTTGCTTGCTAATTTAATATCACCAGGTTTACCATATACAATAATATTTTTACTACTTGATTTTGTTAAACTTGTTAATTCACATCTTATTTTGTCTTCATCATATTCATCTGTATATTTAAATATATTATCTGCTTCAAATCTTCGAATCGATAATGTCTCAGATAATCTAGATATATCTGTTTCATCAAATTCAACTTCACTAAAGTTAGAACATAATAAAATTTTATTTAATGAATATTTATTGTCTTCATAACCATTTTTACACGAACCATAAACTAACCAATTATTTTTCTCAATAACTGCTTTGTCAATTACGTCTTCAATTGAATTAATTAAATTTAAATGTGACCAGGAATCATTTTCTTTAATATATAATAATACTTTTTCACGCATTAAATGCTGTATTAATGGGTCCGTAC